AACGGGTTTACACCCGCCCTCGTATCTCGTCTTGAGATTGCGAGAGAAAAGATTCATCGCATCATTGGTGATGCGCCTAACAGCAGTACCTTGGAGGCATCCTTCGCCTTCGGCCCGGGTTCGAGTTCTTCGATACCTCGCCGAAAAGCACACCCGTCGAATAAGTATCTTTCCGCGGATGTAACTAGTGCTGCTCTACCCCTATTGGATTTCTTCTTTAGGGGCCTCAACTATGACCGCCCGAAGGCGAACATCGTTGAAAGCAGCAGGGTTGATTTTGTCCCGAAGAACTTCAAAGCCGACCGTGCTATTGCCATTGAGCCCGACTGGAATATTTTCTTCCAGAAGGGGTTTGGTGCGCAATTGCGTGAGCTCCTGAAAGACAGAGCAAGTCTGGACTTGAATCGCGGTGCCGAAAGGCACAGTGTTCTCGCCCAGCAAGCCTCGTCGGACGGGTCTCTCGCCACGATCGACTTGAGTTCCGCAAGTGATTCCGTAGCAACTAGCCTCGTTCGGTATTTACTACCGTACAAGTGGTTCGTTGCCCTCAACACCTGTCGTACAGACAGGATTGAGCTCGACGGCGAGGTTATTCCTCTTCGGAAGTTTTCTTCCATGGGGAACGGCTTCACCTTTGAATTGGAGACACTTGTTTTCTACGCTTTGGCTTATTCAGCCGTGCGCAGTTCGGGAGCAGCCGGACCAATCTCAGTCTTCGGGGATGATATCATCCTTCCGACTGAGGCGACCCAGGACCTCTTAGAGATCCTGGATGCTTGCGGGTTTGTCGTGAATCAGGACAAATCCTACGCAGAAGGTCTCTTCCGAGAATCATGCGGTGGCCACTTCTTCGATGGGCATGATGTAAAACCCATCTACTTGAAGGAACCACTTACACATGACTCAGAGAGATTCAAATTCTGCAACAAGCTCCGGCGTGCATCTTACCGGTACTTCCATCTTGATGTATATTACGGTGTTCTCGCTAAGCCTTACGCTTGTGCTAAGCGCCATATCCTTCGGAGTTTTCATATTCCAGAAGGTTACGGCGACGGCGGACTCGTCAGTCACTTCGACGAAGTCTGTCCAGCAGCCCAACGAAAGCAAGGCGGAGACATCCATAAATATCCGCACGGAATCGAAGGATTCCGGGTCCGGTGTCTACTCCCAGTAAAACGAGAGTCGACACTAGACCATGATGGAATGATGCTACACAAGCTTCGTCGCCTATCTCTCGATTGGCGGCAAAGCGGCTTATTCACGTCTGATTTCTCTGGACGTGTTCGGCCCCTCATTCATGATGAGGTCTCCTCCGGTAACACGGTCGTGTACTCTTGTAGGGTACGCTATCGCGTCGGTAGGATTTGTGTAGCCCGGTGGATCAACCCCGGTGACCTACTTGCGTAAGTCGCCGCGTTTATAA